TCAGTGTTCTCGTTACTCATCACCCAAGCCCTCCTTCAGCAAATCTTCCCGGGTCTGCTCATCTTCCGCCAGGGCTGCTTCCGCCTGCATGCCCTCGGTATAAACGCCAATCAGGAACTGTTTGAAGCCGCCGATCGCCGTAATCTGCTGATCCAGCATCTTCTGCTGCGCCTCACCCTGCATGCCCGGGTGAGCCTTCAACAGCACCTGACGAACGGCATGGCTGCTCAGGAACCCATCAGAAATCAGCGCCTTGAAATCGACATTATTCTCCAGCCGCACCAACTGATTCTTCCGCTCGATCGACTTCTTGGCCTGTTCGATACTGATCTCGATTGATTCCAACTCTTGTGCGTTACCCATGGTGTGGCTCCTTTGTGTCCTCGGCCCTATCTGTCGGGTCTCGAGTTATAGTAGGCGCTGTGCGCCGGATGCAGCAAGTATTACGAGATTAACGGATCCGCTTCAGCTTGTTCAGCCTGCAGTGCCAGGTATTTGCTGTGGCGCTTGTAGATGCTGATCAGATCGGCAATCACGTTCTCTTTCAGCTTGGCTTTCAGTTCTGCGGTCGTACGATCGCGCAGCGTACCGCCATCATTGATCTTGCCGTATTGCCAGGACAGGGCCGCCAACATAGCAGCATCATCGGCAGCGTCAACAGTAATCGTTACGGAATAGTCGGCCACGATCAATTTTCTCCTTCAGGGGTTTTGGCTTTCGTCTTGACGATCTCTTTGGCTATGGCATTGCTGTCTTTCTGATCCTGCTTCTGCATTTCCCGAATATGCTTGGTGCCATCGGCTTCCTGCAGATAATCCTGATCCAGCCTATCCGCTTCCGACCGGTGCTTCTTGGCCTTGGAGCCGGCCTCATCAGCTTTGGCCAGGTTGAGGTCAGCTTGGCTGGCATCGCGCATTCCGCGGCCACCAGCAGCTTCTGCCTCGGCGATATGTTTCGCTGCCAGGGCCCGCTCTTTTTCAATCTGAGCTTGGATGAGCTGTAGCTCCGCCTCGACCTTGGCCTGTTCCAACGGATTGGGTTGGGGCTGGTATTTTTCAATCTTGGCTGCCAGATCCGGCATCTTGCGCAACCGGGCAATATCAGCCCAGATCATTTTGGAGAACTCGATATCCATGTTCGGGCCTGCCGTCTGCAACATGAACGACAGCTCTTCCGCTTTGGCTGCGTCTTCCTCCGCAGTGGAAATACTCAGCCGAAGATCGAAATGTCCGGCCAAGTCATCCCGGCGAACCTGCACAAACTTGGCATCAGTCACGCGAACGACTTCCGTTTCCGAGAGGAATTCGGAATTCATGGCAATGACTTTGCGACCCAGATCCAGGATGCCCTGGGCCAGTCGGCGCAGGATTCCCAATTCACGTTTAGCTGCCGCATCCAGGGCCCGCCGAGCATTTGATGCGACCGAACCAAGTGCTTGGGAATTGATGCCAGAGTTATACGCTTTGACGCCTGTCAAGCTTTCCGCTTCAGCATTCTGGACATTGAGCATGTCGAAGACCGACCGCGGAATCTCCGGGAACGTGTGCTGGTACACGCCCTGCCTGGGGTCGACGTTGGCGTTGAACTCGTAGTCCTGCCCCTTCTTGAACAGCCGCTTGTTGGTCACATCCAGCATGTCTTTGCGGATGCCAGTTTGGCTGTTCGCCGATTTGCCCAACAGGTCAATGGCGCCGCGGGTGACCGCACCGATGATATCCTGGTTGTCCTTCAGCAGTTCACCATCCGGCTCACCGAAGACCGAGCCACGGACAGGCATATAGACGGCCCGCACAAAGGGCGGCCGACGATCGGGGAAGGGATTCAATTCTTTCCGGATACAGGTATTGCCGACCCAGGAACAGACAATCTGTTTGGTTGTTCCATCCCCGTCAATGTCCCACTCACCCCAGTAGGTGTAAACGATGAACTGTTTGCGGGTGTTGTCTTTGAAGGTAAAGGATTGCTGGTCGGTGGGGATGTTGACGTCGATTTCGTGGATCGCATCGGGAACCGTTCCCAATTCCAGCTTGTCCAGATTGACGTATTTCTTGTCGCGCTTCAGTTCGGCCAAAGAGGACTTGAACTTTTCGCCGATGAACACGGCTTTATTGATATCGCCGCCACAGGACGGGTCGATAATGATATTCTCACTGGGGACAATTTCTACAACGGGGTGATTCTTGGTCTCCACAGTTTTGGTCACGGTAGTCTTGCCAGTTTCCTTGGCAAACATGGCAATGCCCGTTTCCTGAAACATCTGCAGCGCGTGGTCCAGCCCGGGGGTGCTGATGTCCGCGTACCCATCCAGGCTCTCCGCACGCATCTTCAGCAGCTGCATGTAATACTGCGCCAGTTCACCGGTCTCCTCTGGCAAGTAATCGAAGGTCTTGATCGTTTCGGTGATTTCCTCTTCCTGGGTAATCCAGCCACACTTGACGATAACGGTCCCGATGTCGACAGCCTCGCGTACGTAGTCGTCGATGAACTGAACCTTGTTGATCTTGGTATTGAACTGATTGTTCAGGACCAGTTCATTCTGTCTGGCCCGCAACACATCACCGGCAGTCACCGGGTAAACATTGAAGATATCGGGGGTGCCCAGGAAAGGATCGGAGAGTGAGGAATACCTCCATTCAGCTTGTTTGCGAATCAGCTGGGGCGATACATTTGAACGATTCTCGGTTTTAGCCCGCGTTGCCGCGCGGTTCTTCAACCAACGTTCAACATTAATTTTGTGCTTATCCTGATCGATAGCGGCATCATCAATGTTCTGCTTGAGATCAGCAACGGTTGGCTCGTTCTTCCAATCCGTCAATTTATCCTGGTTTTCACCAAGATCTTTTATATCTCTTTCAGGCATTGGCATTCCCTGTCCAGCTCAAGGCTAAACCCAGCCATCAGCAGTGAAGTGATCGTCTTGGTCGTTGTCATGGAAATCCAGGCCCAACAGGGTTAACTTCTGGCACGCCAGCTCATACTGCTGTTGATAGCTCGCGCTCTTGTCCGCTTGCGCCGTCGAGTTGTTTGCACCCACTGGCTTGAAAACCCGAGACGCAACATAAAACAACAGCGGCTCGATGATCGTATCAGGGATCGCCACAGCCGCTGTCGTCAGATCAGTGTCTGCATCCAGAACAATTCTGGATGGGGATGCCTGGTAGACCAATTCAAGAATTTGAGCCGAATCCAGTTTGGTAATTTTAAGAACATCCGGGGCCATTTGCCGAATAACGGGGGCAACGGAACGCTTGTTGATCTTGAGCTCAGTGCCGGCTTCATCAAACACCCCGGTCAATTCCAGAATGTTCAGAAACCCCTCGTAATCGGTTGGCCGCTCAATATAGCGGCTGGTGCTGATATTATCCAAAGACGCCAAGCGGTCTTCCCGCAGATAGTACATCGAGACAGTGGGATCCACGTGCAAACGCAATTCGCCTTCCAGAAAGCGGAAGCGCTTGTAAATTTCGATCAGACCAAGATTGAGATGATCAACGATTTTATGATGAGAGGCTGCGATAGTATTGCCGGCAAGTTCGGTGTTAAAGGATAGGTTGGAAAACTCTCCCGTTGCCAACGTCATAAATAAGTCTTTGAGTAACACCATTGGCAACCCTTTACGGTTAGGGAATCAAATTGTCACACAAGATACGAGCTTAACCCCGACTCGTCAACTGTTTCTTCATCTATCTCCCACATATCGGAATTTTTCTTCTGAACCAGGTTCACTTCTTCCGACGGGCGCCAGGTTCGAAGGGATGCTAACATGGAGGTTGCATCCAGACAATCATCATTCTTCGATTTGAATCCCGCCGGCGACGCCAATTGTAGTTCGCTGACAAATTCTTCCACCAACGGAGTCTCTTTCATCTCTGTCGGAAAGAACATCAGGTGGGCCTTAAACCAGGGAACCACCAGGTTGAAGCGCACCATCTTGTTGGTGTTGGGACGAATCCCCAGGTCGTTGCTGTCGACATCGCTGGCCAGATTGAAGTAGCAATTACGATCCATCATCTGGGCCTGGATCCAGGGGATAAACCCGCCTTGCTGGCCGCTGATCTCAATCCCGACCTGCTGAGGATTGTAGCGCTGGGCGAACATGAACAGCGCCTCGATATTCTTGTCCATGGTCTGCCGCTTGCACACGCCATCGACCAGGAACCAGTGACCTTTGTAATTCAGGGCCCAGACAGCTACCACCGAATAATCTGCGGCCTGTTTACCGCTGGTGGCAAAGTCGGTAGTGATATAGAAATTGAATTTATTTTTGTTGGCCAGCAGGTTCGAGCGGTTGTACCAGAGGATTTCACTATCCAAAATCAACCGGTCTTCTTCGCTCATGATCCGCAACATCAATTCCTGGTTGAAGTCAGAGATTTTCCCCTGAGCCAGGGCGAAATCATATTGTGCCTTGACATAGGAATAGGGGAATCGACTCTCCCAGGCTCCCTTGAACTCATCCCTTGGACAGGGAAACTGGTTGCAGATCGGGTAAACGTTGACCTTCCAGGCTCCGGACTCGACTGCCTTGTAAAGCGGGTCCCGGGCATTGAACGGAGTTCCCGACCAAATGATCTTCGAATGCGTTGGATGCAGCGCGAAGTTGACTGCCTTGTTGACGGTCGCCTCGATCGACTTAATGATCGTGTCCGACTTGGCATCCTCATCCGACAACAGGTCGTCCAGGACAGCCAGCTGGGGGCGCACGCCCATCTCCTTGGCACCGCGGACACCGGTCTTGGCGCCGTAGCCCTTGACGATGAATTTCCGCCCGTCGATATTCTTGAACTCCCAACGGATGTCGGTGAAGTTGGTATCCGGTATAAACTTCCGCAGGAAGGAGCTGTTCTCCCAGCGAAACTCCAAGTTCTTGCGCATGTTCTTGACACCGTTCTCGATCGAATCCGAGACATACAGCGCCAGGTTGATCTT